ACCCGTTACGTCTTTTTTAGACCAACGAGTCATTACGATAACGATCGCACCTCCTGGCTGTAGGCGCTGACGAGGCCCAGTTTGATACCATTCGTAGGCTTCTTCTAACGCTTTATCCGAAAAAGCGTCTTGTTCAGAGTGGGGGTCGTCAATAATAAACAAATCAGCACCACGACCCGCGAGTGCACCCCCGATACCCGCCGCATAATACTCCCCGCCTTGCGAGGTCGTCCATTTACCCGCGCTTCGAGAGTCAGCTTTTAGTTGAGTAGCCGGAAATATCTCAGCGTAATCGTCACTTTCGATTAAGTCACGGACTCTACGACCGAAATTAATCGCGAGGTCAGCAGTATGCGTTGCTTCAATAATTTTAAGTTTAGGGCGTTTACCTAGTAGATATGCAGGAAATAAATACGAAGCAAACTCTGACTTCGTATGTCGTGGAGGCATATTGATTATTAGTCTTTTTGACTCTCCTGAAGCAATTTTGTCGAAAGCCTCGGCCATCTTTTTGTGGTGTGCACCTGCAATAAACTCTGGCCAAATCGTTTTAACGAAATCATAAAACGACGCCATAGAACTTTCGCGTTTTTCACGCTTTTCTAATTCCTCAAGTAATAACGTAAACTCTTTCGCCTCTTCTTTAGAGAGATGAGAAAGGTCTACGCTTTTAAGATTTTCGAGTGGATTTTTTGTTTGCATTTATATATCGACGATAAACTTGAGCTGCGCTTGTTTTACCCGCCGCTTTTGCTCGTTGTTCCATCGCTATCGCTGCTTGTATTTTATGTGCAGGAGTACGTTTAGCTTTTTTAATTTTAGCTACGCTTGCTTGCGCATCTTTGACGGTAGCGAATTTTAATCCGTGGATCGTACCTTTCGGATCTTCGTCAGTATATAAATCGCTATGTTTTTTACTTTTCGCGGGTTGCCCTTTTTTCCTAGGGATGCGCGGATTTTTAGCCATTATCTTAATCTTGCGTTATTAAGACGTTCCTCGGATATCGGGCCACCTTCGGCCATCATTGTTATTTGATCGCGAGTCGCGGGAACCATATCCATCCCAGGAGTCGAAGCCATCATATCTGCTAATTGCATCCCGACTCCTTGTATTTGAGGATTCGGATCTTGCATCATCCCCATAACTTGCGGAACACTAAAATAATAAACATCTTCAGGCGTACCTACTGGCCCACCGCTAGCCATTAATTGACCTGCTATTCCTGATTCTTCTAATAACTGTGCTAATTCTTCTTCAGATAAATTAAGTAGCGGATCAGGTTGAGCTGATGGTAAAGGAACTTCTTCGCCATATTCCATCGCGGCTAATGCTCGTTCTAAACCCGCAACATCTGTACCTTGTACTTCTTCAGGGATTACATCAGCGACGTTAGAAATGTTAGGCGCAGCGCCTTCGATTAATTCACGGAGGTTAGCGTCTTCGCGTGCTCGTTTTTGAGCTTTACGAGATCTATTAGCAGTATACGCTGTTGTACCAACACTAGCGATAGCAGCAATAATTGCAGGAATTACAAAACTCATTTGTACGATTTCCCGTAATAACCTTTAGCGTAACTTAATCCACCACCATTAGCTTTTTTTACAGTAGTTTCAGCTTGTCGGAAATTTTCTTTCGTCGGTGCGCCTTTAGATCCTGGCTTACGCATCTTCTCACCTGACCCTGCTTTTATCCGCCTACGTTTCGCGGCGATATTTGCATATAATCCTGGGCGACCACCTGCGGCAAACATATCTTCGTCACGTCGGGCTTTTCTTAAAACGTCTCGCTGGACACGCATCGCTTTTTCTAACGCTTCAGGCGAATCCATATATTCATCCCGACTTTCTTGTAATAAATTTTCAAACCCTTCTTTAGCCCGTCGTTCTTTTTGTAATTGCGAAAACGATTTTAGAAAATCAGGGAGATCCGCTTCATCTTCCATAGCACGACGAGTATCAATAAGATCTTGTTCGGATTTCATCCTACGTCCTATTTCCATAATTTCTTCTAGTAATTCTTTTGCAGATTTACCTTTACCCATAGGTCCACCAGCCATAGCCGCTAATACCCCAGCTTCTGGCCCTAACATCGAACTTAATCCTGGAGTATTACTTAATCGAACAGATAAACTTGATTCGTCAATCGGCCCCGACATATCGCGGGTTTCTTGCATTGTTAACGTATCTTTATTCGTACCTTCTAACGCACGGAGTAACATCGGAAGATTGTCCATAATATCTTCCCCAAGAACCATATCTCCCGTACCACGTAATAAAGACATTAAGCCGCCGGAACTACCGCCAATTTCATCGTCGTAAACCGCTTGCATATCTTCCATTACCATTTCACCTTATCGGCCCAATAAGCTGCGCTCATTTTGCCTTTCTTAATGTTTTTACTATGGCGAGCTTTGAAACTCTTACGACGAGCCTTTTGTTTTGCCGACTCACCCTTTTTAGGCTTACCCGCAGTCTTTACACCCTGTTGACCAAAACGAATCGTTTTAATCTTATCGCCTTCTTTCGCAACAACAATATGGGATTTTTTAGGATGACTCGGGGTACGTTTCGGTTTGTTATAGCCCGAAACGCCAGCTCTCGCTAACCGTGGGTCTTTTTTCTTACGTTCGGCCATAGCGGAATCCTACTCGCGAAAATTTTTTTCGCAAAATTTTTTACGCGAAAAATTTTTTATGGTGCGTAGCAAAAGTAGATCCGAAAAAGAGGCTGGATTCAGGTAGTGGTGGGTGGGTGGGTGCCTTGCGGCACTTTTGGGGGTATGGGGGGTCTCGCTAACCGTCTCGCTAAGGCGCGACCTAACGCCTCGGCTAAGGCGCAACCTAACGGGGCAAGTTAGGCGCGAGCAGCTGTAAAAAAGTTTTTGTTAGTGCTTTACTTTAGCGGCGTTGTGAGCGAAGATAGGTTCCGTGGTTAAGCAGTAGGGCTGGCCACTTACACTTAGAAAGTAGAAAGGAAAAATACAATGGCTAATCAAGCTACAAAGCAGATATCTGCACCTATGACTCTCCCTGAAATGGTCGGTACTGGCAAAGCGGCTAGTGGCTCAGTGATGTTCGACAGCGTGCCATCTGGCGTGCGACTCCCTAAGCAGATGATCTTGATCATCACCGCATACTACGCGCTGGCCGGAGACGCGCACCGGATGGTCGCGATTCAGGATATCGTCGACGAGCTATCCGACTGGGGATACCAGCAGGACGCGGCGGTCGTTATGACCCACTACAAAATGCAGATCGAAGGTCGCAAAGAGTGGAAAGGAAAGACCGGTATCGTCAAACTAGGATCCTTCGAATAGAAGGATCGCTACCCACGAAGGGAGCCACTCGGCTCCCTTTTTTGTGCCCAACTATCTAAAGAATCAATCAATCCGTCGCTAAGTGAATAAGGGTGGGTGGGCCGCGCCTCTATTTTTCTATGTAGTCGATCGATCGATCAGTCGATCCGTCGATCGATCCGATTCGATTCGTAATCTGTCCCTCGATCGTTTGCGGTACACGCTTCGTGATAAGTTGTCCGAGTCGATCGATCAGTTGATCCTTGGATAGTGAGTCGATCTTCGCGGTCAATACTTCACGTCGATCGATGTAAAGTCCTCCGACCTTCCCTCGGTGGATCTCTGCGGTGATGGCTGCGTTAATCTGTCCCTGATCACGTGCCTCCTCACGCAAGTCATGGAGCGCGGATAGGTGGCCCTCCATGGAAACTCTATCACGCTCCGCCTCCTTGATTTCCTGGTCGATCAGATAGTTTCGGAGTAACGGGTTGTGATTGAGTAACACACTGCCTTGTCTCTTGGCAGCGGCTCTGTTCTTCGTATAACCAGCTTTGACAGCTGCTTCGGTAGCGTTTTGGCCTTTCAGATACTCTCGAGCGAACTTCTTTTGCTTCGGGTTTAGCGGATGCCACTTCTTACCATCGGGGTCGATGAAGCCGTTACCATCGTCAGATGGGATCATGGGAGTGTACTGTAGCTCTTTCATGCAGTGAATCCGAGGGGTCTGTGGGTCACTACTATAATCTAAAAATAATTATTTTTATAAAAAAGAAAAGATTTCGCTCGCGGCCTATCTACTCTATTCTCTGTTTCAGAAGTAATAGTTCTAATAGATTCTATTACTTTTCAGTCACACTCACCACGGTCCCCGTCCCTTGTCCCACGAGGCTTTCCTCATCACTCTATTACTTCTATTACTCTATTAGTCGTTTTTGTTAAAAAAATAAAAAAAAGTTTTTTTTCTAAATAGACAATATCAGCGCTCTTTCTAATAGGCACAAAAAAGCCCACCGAAGTGGGCTAATCGCGGTTAGTGGGATAACTAAAAGAGCATTACGAAGTGGTCTTTCTGTTTCTTAAGTTTCCCGTCGACACCTTTGTATACTGGGAAACTCGGCAACCAAGAATTAAAATCCAAACTTGCTTTGGTACGAACAACGTATTCTTTACCTTCGGCTGGTCGGAAATCTTTCAGTCGTTTAACGACAGTCGAAATCGACAAGTCTGCGGTGTCTAATCGGCTTATGTAATACTTCATATCAAGATACTCGAAGGGATATCAAACTTCCAATCGGAAGCTAGTTTGAAATAAATCGATTTGTAATGTCCAATCGTAACTTTGTCGAACTTAGTCCTATAGTACTCGTCCGAAGAATGTTCAATAAGATTGTAAATCTCTTGTAGTACGTTTCCTCTCGCTACGTCGAGTGGCGTTTCGCCTTTATCGTTTTTCATATCATCTCCCAATATGTTCGATATCCGAGTCGGGTATCACTTGGTAAGCGCCTTTGTTATAGGCTGGGGCGATCGTCGCACGGGCCGACGGTCGAGTATCTGGCTTCTGAGTACAATCGGTCTTCGGTAATCGAGAAGGGTATTTTTCTCGGTGGTCGTCGACACGCATAGTCAGAGTCAATGGTCGAAAGGGTCGGGCTTTCGCCCGACTCCTAGGTAGTGGTTTATAGCGTCTAGGCATCTGCATAATCCGCTAGGTTACGGTCATCGTCGACCTCGTCGGGGAACGTAATCGGGAACATCGGGTACGCTGCCATCTCACCTGCAAGGTCGTCTCGGTAATTATCAATACGAGTTACTTTCAGTGCATCCGAACCGTATCGAGTAGATGAGTACTCCGCTCGCTCCTCGAGTAACCACTGGTCAAGCAATCTAGTGCGAGCTTTGTAATCCTCGGGGAAGTAATGTTTCGAAGCTATCTCACTATCCTCGTCAATCGGGGTGGAGCGGGGGTGCCACTTACCGTAAGTAATAGCTAAGTTAAGGATCTCGGGGTACGCTGCAAGTGTCTCGGCAGGTATCGAATCACCTATCGTACGCAACTCTGCGTGGGCCTCCTCCATGAAATCGTGTAACTTACCAGCAAAGTCACTACTAAATCCTAGCGACTGTAAATGTGGTCGGAATACACGATACTCGAGGTCGTGCTCGTCAAATTTATCTGACATATCTGTCTCCTTCTTCTTTCTAAGTTATCCGCGCCCGTAGGCGGCGCGGTATATATAAGGTACTTACGATTAACGCGAAAGTAAAGCACTAACGCGACTACTCGTCGACGGTGTCTTCGAGGTAATCCATAAGCTCCCTTAATCTTGGGCGAAGTCCTTCTTCGTAATCACTGTCATCGGAAAGCCGTGCACTAATTTCTAAGAGCAATGCTTGGAACCGTTCTAGTAACGGTCTTTCCTCAGGTTCGTCATCCCCACCGAAATGTTTTTCGATAAGCATAGCGTCACTTAATTCGCGTAAGCGATCAACATCAACGGTCATTTACTGCACTCCTTACATCTTCTAAACGTTGTTGGATGACGATCATATTGCAACTACTGCAACATTGTCCGTCTGCGAGGGGCTGCGCGTTATGTCCGTGCGCCCAGCCATTACTTTGTACGTCGATCGGCCCGTCACATATACTGCATTGGTGCTCTACGTTCGGGTCGTATGATCTCATTTGACGGGGGTTTTTAATCTCCTCAGGATCATTAACGTCGCGCATCTTAAACTTGATATCGATCTCAGCGGCGACATCTTTTTGTTCTTGTATCGCGACGAAAAATGTACAAGCGTCAGAATCTTCTTCGAGGTAAACCTTCGATCCTGAAACGTAACTACCCCTGCTGATCTCCTGGTGGATTCCTAGTTCGATCAGCTCGCTAAACTCCACTTCTAACCAACCGTGGCTAGAATCGTAGAAGAAGTTATATTCCTTCATTTCGTTCTCCTTTCTGTTAAGTTTATGGTCTGGTAGTCGATACGATTGCGGTAATGAAAACTTCCTGCTATCGTGGACAGGAAGGGTGAGGACCGACTTCATCGTATCTATTTCTCTTAGACCCCGTTGGGGCGGGGTAGGAACTCGCCTGACGCTACCAGTCGCCTGACTCAATATCCCCACCGATATTCTATTTATCAGCTGCATCTTCTAAGAGCCTATCCCAAAGTTCGTCAGAGATCTCTGGCATCTTTTTGTACAATACTTTGTGCATCTGACAGTGTAAACATTTTACCGTAGCGTATTCTTCCACGGGGCCATCCGAGATCCATGAACGACAATCGTCGTTATAACAAAGCTGAATCTCATGCGGTAATAAATCGAAGGCAGCGTCGAGTAAATCGGTCTGCCTATCGTATTTCTCTCGCCAATTCATATATTCTCCTTTCTATCGGGGCGCGGGTAGCGCCTACTACTAAAAGGTAGCGGCGACTACCCCGAAAGTAAAGCACTACGCTAGACGCTTCTCGGGATTCCTGAGATGCCATTCGACGTTGTACCAATAAACTTTCATCTTCTCATCTTTAGCACGTTCGGCACATTTACGAACTGCTTTTATCCGTCGTTGTGTTCGAGAATCAATCATTGTTTTTACCTCACAAAAAGATCTTTGATCATAGAAACTGTAAAAGCAGTCATTGCCATAACAAACGCTGCTCCGCAAATTATCGCCAACCGCTCGATCTTATTCATCGGATCCGATTTAAAATCAGGTGTTCTGTTCTCAATGAGCTGAGGGTGTTTCCTTGCGGTCTCTTCGACGATTGTTTTAATCGCTTCAGAGTTATGCGTCACTCGAGTGTTTGAACGAGGGGTGGGGGTAACTTTAGGTTTCGTATGAGACTTTTTTCGAGGAGGTCGTAACTCCGACCAAGGGTCTTCAATGATCCTCTCAAGTTTAGCCATTCTTTTGAGCGAAACTTTTTCTTTCCCCTTCTCTACTTGAGATTTGGTATACACGGCTCGTGACCAACTCTGAGGAGCTTCTTTATCCGCATACTCTTCGTAACGTGCAATGCGATACCTATCTTTTGATAAACTGCTATCTATCAGGAGATAAGGTGGGCCTGATCTCGCCATGTATTTATGAAGTTCATCGAGATTAGCAGGGGGATTACCTATGTACCCATATTGAGTCCAAAAAGATTTTAACTCTCGGAGCACGTCAGCAGCATCAACAAAATCGATCCCGCCTAAGTTATCAACCGCTCTATATAAAGCGTGAGACACACTGCGAACTCTAGCTGGAAATGGTGCAAGTTCCATATCTTTCTCCTATGGAATATGGGGGCCGTAGCCCCCGATCTATCAAAGTGAAACAATAAACCCTTCTTCGATCAGGGGTTTTTTGTAACACGCGATAATGCGCTTCTTTTGTTTCTCTGGGTTTTTAGTATTAGGCATACTGATATGCCCTTCCTCAACACCTAGATCAACAACTTCCTGCATAGTGAAGTTTTTAGGATCAAACTCTTTACTCTCGATATCTTGCATCGAGATAACTAAGGCTTGAAACTGCGGGGTTTTAACTTTCGTTTCTGAAAGTTGTTTACCTGTGTACGCAAACTTCTGTGCCACTCGACCACGTTTCGCAGTCTCAGGTGCTTTCACCGTAATTGTTGTTACGGTCGCCGCTGCTTTTTTGGCAGGGGCTGCTTTTTTCTTCGCAGCTGGTGCTGCTGCTTTTTTGGCTGTTGCCATGTCATTCTCCTTTCTATGATGACGTTATACTTTCTAGCTGGTTTATACCAACGTTTACTACTTTACTAAAGACGAAGGCGAAAGTAAAGCACTAACTAACGATCCTGGTTGACGTAAGCAGACGTTGGTTCTCCTGTATCAAACATCTCTGTTTGATTGTCTTGTCGGAACTCGACTGCAAAAGTATTTTCAATAACTACGCTTTTCTCTTGTAACAAGAAATTTAGCATGTCAACTAAAGTTGCACATCGGTTGCTCATCCTGTTCAGATCATTGCGTAAGATTGTTACTTCTGCTTTAAGAGCAATCAAATCTTCGTTTATATTCACGTTAAGTTCTCCTCAATCCTTCGATAAGTTTTAACATGAGATAGCCATCTTTCAAGGGCCTCGGAATCAAAAGAAATAACACCGTCACCTAAGCCGCAATCTTGTTGTGCCATCTTGGCTGCAAGAACACTAGCTAAAGTTTTAGAGTTTTCTTGTAGTTCGCTAAAACTATCAAGAGGCCCCGACAGAATGTCAGGGTCTCCTATTGCTTCTAAAGTGTACCAAATCTGGCTGATCAACTCTTGGTCTACTACCACAGCGTTGTACAGTTTTTTGACGTCCCCCACTACGCTGCCTCCGCATATTCAATAGCAAGGTTAAGTGCTCTTGATTTACGCTTGGAGCTTTCGCCAAACATCGTGCTGTACGCTCGGTTCTCGCCGCTACGTTGGTGGTCTTCGACAAAGGTCACTGCGTTAAGTGCGCCCCACCATGTACCTTTAGAAGATTTCAGGGTTGCTCCTGGAGACTCTTCTAAGGCGCGTACCGTTAGTTCAGAGTATTTCGTAAACTGATCGCGTAACGGGGTTATCTCGCCAACCTTCTTACCTTCTTGTAACAACCGAGCTTGCTCAAGCTGTTGTTGATATAAGTCAGGTTGGTTAAGGCGGGTAATAAACTCAAGCACGTCGCTGTGTTTGGCTTTCTTAGACGCAAGTAAGTGCGCGGCATCTTGGAAGTTTTGGTGGGACTCTTTCATAAGCCCTAACGCCTCGGCTGCTTTCTTAGCGATATCGTCGGTAAACTCTGTATTGTGTGTCATACGGAACTCACCGCGAGATGCTTGGCCTAACGCGAACTGTAAAGTGTTATTACATACGACGCGTATTTCGGTCTCGCGTATGATCATAGCGTGTCCGGCTTCGTGAGGTTGACGAAACAAAAAGTAATCGTTAATCTCGTCACCGCCAGGAAGTTCAAACGTTTCATTTAGTTTGGCTAACGCCCACACATCTTTACCACCACGTAAGCTACCAGCGGTCTCCATACTCACGTTGGCTTCTTTGACAAACTTCGCAAAAAAGTCGAAGATGCGTTCGTTTTGTATTGGCTTATAGCCTGAACCGCATGAGGAAAGGATCGCGTTATCGGTATCGCGTACTATCGTAAACCGACTAGGGTCTTCTAATAGTTCGAGCGCGATATTACCGTCAGCGTCTTTCTCGTATTGGTCAATAGGCTTGGCGGAAGTCCAAGTTGGTCGCTTACTAACAGACCAGTCAAGTCCTGCCGCAACCATCATCTCGTGAGGCGTAAGGTCGTTAGATACCTCAACGCCTTCTCCGTGCCAAGGGACTTGGCCTGTCCAAGCCATACTTTCTACTGCTGCTACCATGGGTAGTCTCCTTATGTAAGTTCTACTTTCTAAGTTTTGTCGTAACGCTGTCACGGCGCTACTTTTAATACGTTAACCGCGAGGGTTACGAAAGTAAAGCACTAATCAGAGTAAAGTTCGATAGCTTCGAAGAGTTCCTCCCATTTGTAAGGAATCTCCAGAGTAACTAAAGAATCTGTTTTCCAATTTAAATCTCCTAATTCTTTCAAACTTAATCCTTGAGACGGAGAAAATAATTTAATCTGTTTCTTCTTAGTATTTATCTTTCTCATCAGAATAAAAGCATTGCCTCCGCTCCGATATCTGTTGTAAATCCAAGCTATCTGAAACGGGGTCAGAGTAGATTTTAATCCTTCGATCGATTTGAGCTCGATCCAGATCTCTTTGCCTTTATGACAATAGTTGACATCAGGCACCCCTTTCCCCGTACCTCCTGTCTCGATCCGTTGGAAGTGAGCTTCTTCTGGTAGATGTTCTTTCAATAATGCCCAGAGGGATGCTTCTTTTGCCATGTCGATCTCAATGTTTGATCTGTTCTTCTTCAGTAAAATGATCTAAGAGCATAAAAACAATCTGTTTTAACTCGCTCAAAAACTGATCAGCTTCTTTTGTTTCTGGGTCACACATATGAAAAACATTTACTACTCCGACTAAAGTCATTGCTTGATAGATTTCGAACATATCTATGTCCGATTTATGTGCCTCGGTCAGCCACTCATGGATCATTTCAAATATCTGGTTGACTTCTTCATCGTCGGTCTGAAGAGCAACGTGGTTCCAATCACCTGGAAAAATCAAGAGGCGACCTTGTTACGATGTTTATAGTAATAATCCCCGTTACCTTCTTTCATTCTGTCTACGATCTGCCATGCTCTTTGTTTAGTTACACCAAACTGCTCTCCGATCTCTCGGAGTGTCTTTCCCTCTTTCCATAGTTCGTAAACAAGCCGATAGTATTCTTGATTACTAGTGATCTTTTCTTGAGTGAGGCTTCGTATTCTCATACTGCTTCTCCCCAGTTATCTCCTGATTCGTAATCTACTACTAACGGTACTCTCATATCGACACAGTTGACCATTTTATCTATTACCATCTCCGATTGTTCTTTATTAAATATCGAGAAGTCGAGTTCATCGTGGATCTGTATGTGTGGCACCATGCCCTCTTTCCACAGTTCCCGCATCGCTAACTTCGTCATATCTGCAGCTGATCCCTGGATTAGTTTATTCAGAGCTTTATAAGTAAAAGACCGCTTCAAATTATCCCCGTACTGGTCTTTAGCTTCTTGTTCAGGTAAGGGTGTTTTCTTTTCGTCAGCTAAATATCCGACTGGCTCCCATAAATCGAAATGACATTTCCGACCTCCGAGAGTTGTTATGTATCCTCGCTCTTGAGCAGTCCGAGTACATCTATCTTGCATCGCTCTAACGAAAGGAACTCTTGCGTGGTAGACTTCTAACAATCTAGCAGCTTCGTCTTGTTCTAGTCCTAACTCTCTAATCAACTTTTCTCTACCCATCCCGTAAGTCAGGCCGAGGTTAATATCTTTGGCTTGCTTCCGAGGTATCCCTGCCATATCTGCTACGATCTGGTGGAAGTCAGCACCTTCGTTAGAGTATGCGTTGACTGCGTCAGCTGCTCCTGGAAGTCCGAGCAGTGACGAATAATGAACCGTAATCCTAGGTTCTTGTTGTGAGTAATCGAAGATCCCCCACGTTGCTCCTTCCTCTGGAATAAATAACGACCTGATCATCTTGCCGATCTGTGGGTCTCGAGCAGGGATCTGTTGTAAATTTGGGTTGGAATAACTAAACCGACCAGTCACTGTCCCTCCACCGTCGTTCTTCAACGGGTGGGCTTCAGCGTGTATCCGACCGTTATGTGAATACTCTAAGATCGCTCCTTCGATAAATGTCGTCCGAGCTTTATTAATCTTCCGAGCTTCGACGATCATCTTCGGTAGTTCGTGTTCGTGAGCTTCGAGCCACGGCCCTTGGAAACTAGGTGCGCCTTTCGCTGTATGTGGATACCAGATTCCGTTAGCGTCGAATGCTTTTTGTATCGATGCGCTTGCCCAGATATCGATCGACGTTCCGAACTTACGTTTGATTTCTACGAGCAACTGTTGTTCTTTTTTCGACATCTGCTCCGAGGTTTGCTCTGCTTTATCTGTGTCGATCCGAACACC